GTAACCTCCAGAGGTGTTTAGCGCGTAGCATTTTTTTTCACCTGGAGCTCGTCCTTTTCTACATTTAAAACTTTTATTTAGCATCATATTTCCTTACATGTATTAGTATAGCCATTACAATAATTGTAACTGCAATACCTATAAAAAATAAACCTATCATTTTTTATCACTCGTTATAATCCATCTTAGAGCTGACGTTGTTGGATCAAAGCCATCAAACTTTGTGCTAGTGCACGCTGTCAGAAGTACCATCATCAACCCAACCCATATCATCGACTTCATAAAATTCCCCTTCCGAGTCACAGTCCCAGCACTGATGTACTTGGTCCTTTCCCTCTGTCGCTACTTTTAAATATCCATTACCTTTACATGTGGTGCAGATAGTTATTGTAACTTTAGCTTTTTTTAATTTTTCCATTTAATTTCTTTGCTTTCTCGTTTGCTATTGATTCAATCGTCTTTGCTATAGATAACTTTGCATCGGGCAATAATACCTTTGATAGTTTATCTAAAGTAGCGTATGTTTCTTTTGTTAGAGAAACATTTTTATACTTTGTCATGTCTGTCATGCGTTTCCTTTCATATTTAATAACTCATATATAGGTGATATTATAGGATTGTCAATGAAAATATTATTAAGTTTGTTAATTTGTTCACAAGTTGCAGGTACTTGCCTGGAGCCATACGAATGGCCTGAGCGATTTAATACTCAATACGATTGCCTTATGTTTGGATATGAAGAGTCTATAAAAAAAATGAAAGAGATAGGCAGAACTGATGTTAATCAGTATAATATGTACGTTAAATTCTATTGCACACCAGAAAAACCTAGCATTTGACATTGTGGCAAAATAATGGTAAAGCGAGATAATTTCTCACCATTACCTACCCTTATTTTTTTCCCTCTTTAGGGTAGGTCTATCTACACATACAGCCAATCATAGATCCACTACCATCATTCATGATGTGTAGGTTTAATGTATCTACGTAGCCGGTTAGTTTAAGTCTGAGTATGTCACACAACTCAAAGCAATCGACTTTAGTTATCAACTCTATACCTTCTAACAGTTTATCTGTTACGGGTATTAATTGATACAGTCCGTCGTTTAGTATTATTAGATCCATCATGTACCTTTGTTCCGTGATTCAAAACATTTTTTAATCCTGATGCTTTCATAGTTATATCAACACCATAAGACTTCCATGCTTGTTTCATTAAGTTAAGTTCTAACAACAGACTAGACCATTGGCCTTGTGCTGCACCTTCTACTTTTATTGTTATTATTTTTTCTTTCATTGTTCCTTTCCGAAGGGCCCGAAGGCCCTCCATTCTATATTGATTAGTCATTACTAATCTTCTTTAATAGGTGTAAACTCCACCTTATACTTTTGGTTTCGTACTTTATACACTTTTTTAATGACATCATACCATTGTAAAGTATTTACACAACCAGAAAACATCTTAGATCTTTTCTTTAGCTTACCCACAAAATGTTCTTTGTTAAAATTTTTGTGAGATATTGCATGTAGTAATGCAAACATGAAGAAACTATTCTTCACTTCTTTACCTAATATATCAAACACATTACCTAAAAAGACTCCAATCTTTTCAGCATTTTGTTTAGCTGTATCTGATATATCAAATCTACCATCAACAAAGTCTACTTCTAGACCTCTTTCTCTTTTGTACACACCATTTAATATGGTAGTTACAACAGAAAATTTATTATCTAAAGTGTATGTTTCCATAAACTTTTTATAATAAATATATGATAGTAAACCTTTGTCTACATATCGTTGAAGATAATCTTTGTTACCCCAACTTAACTTTGTAGAGTTCATACCTGGTACATCATTAATAGTCATGTAGTCCACGATTATGAATCTTATTGGTAGATCTAAAGTTTTATACGCTTCATATCTGTGTTGACCATCGAGGATCGGATACTTTCCGTCTTTATTCATAGGTCCAACGTAGATTGGTATTTCCCTTAGATTCTTTCTTTTTATTTTAGCAATCAATTTATTAACATGTGATTGGTTAACGCCTCGATTACCTTTTACAAAACAGAACAAATCATATTGTTTTGTTTCGTTTACTTCACTAACTTTTTCTATAAAGTCAGTCATCTTAACTGTGCCATTAGCACTTTTCTTTTTAGCTTTCATATGTACTCCTTTGTTAGTTATTAGCTAAATGTAATTTAAATCTTCCATGATAGGGTGATTCGAATTACATGGATAATGTAGTATCTTATAGGATATTTGTCAACGTTAAAAATTAATTATTATTTGTTTGGGTCGCTGTGGGTCGCTCAGGGTCTACCCTTATTTTTCTTTTGTCTTTTTTTGTGTTTATTCAATGACTTTGTGTGTCTACCCGGACGTTTTTTAGGTTTATTACGAGGTGCTGTAGATATTCCAAATTTAGCTTTCTTTGCCATTATTCAGACCACTCTTTTACAAACACATTCATGTCTGCGGGTTTAGTAATTGTAGGTAAATAAGTTATCTTTCCATTTATATGTTGTTGAAGATCAGAACCACAATTCATACATCTATACATTTCTTTTGTAAGTCCAACTAACATTGTAAACTCATCACAAGTTGGACATTTACCATTTACTATTTCTGCTGTAATTTTCATTACTCTAATATTAGCTTTTTTATTGATAGACTTCCATCAATATTTTGCTCTAATTCCGCCATAGATTTTATGCATTGGTACTTGACATGTCCATCAGGTTTTAACTGACGTTTTGCTACACGTGCCCCTTTGAGACATTCAGACATTGACGTTTGGATACGTGCCTCCTTAATCTCTCCTTGTACAATCATAAGTAGGGCTACCACTAATTCTGTCATACTATTTTTCCTTTGTTTTCACCTTGCTTGATAACATATTTTTGTGTACCATGCTTGCCAGTTTCTACTTCTTTTTTTAAATTTTTAACATAACTCATTTGTTTAGCTTCTTTATTTATGTGAGCTATATAATCTAAAACTTTTTTAGTGATTCGTCCCGTTGCCATTTGCTCTTACCTTATCTTTTAAATCTTCTACATCTACTAACAATTTTTCAGTTTGTTTTTGTATAAATTGTATGTTTACTTTGTTATGCATCATGTCTTCAATTCTTGTTTCTATCTGCTCGACACTTTTATATAGATCTTCGAGTAAAAAATGTTGTTCCTGATCGGTCGGGATCTGCTCAGATTTTTTAAGTAAATCATTTTCAAACAGCTCACGTGATGTCTCCAGCGATACCAGCCTAGCCGTCAGCTCGGTGTATGCGAACACGCCGGCTGCGACGAGTAAAATCAGAGAGGCGACCGTCTTCATCGGCATCTGCACAGCTGCTTCTTCACTTATATTTAAAGGTTTCTTACTCATTTATTTTCGGTTTTGGTAGCGGAAGTATATAATCTTTTGGAGGCATTTTCAATCCACTCTTGTCCAATTTGGTTTTTCCTGAATTTATGAACTTATCTCCCATTAAATTAACATCTGGGTTCTCTTTTTTATAGTTATCTTTCATATCATCCCAAAGACTTTGTGAGTCAGCAGGTCTAGTGTTATCTCTTGCAGGAGTTACACCTCTGCATTTAGATACCAATAAATCAAAGTTAGAATTGTATGCAAGACTTGGATTAGAATTAACTCTACCACACATCTTCATTAACTCTAATTGTTGTTTGATTGCTACGTTTTCTTTTGCTGTTTTACAGTCTGTGCCTAAATATTTTCTGTAGGTAAAACTTAAGTATTGTTGTTCATTAGTGCTACTGTCAGAATAATTATAATCAGTCTCTCTTTTATCGGTTCTTATTTCAAACTCTCCACATCTTACACCATAGTCGTTAAGATATTCGTTTCTAGGATAGGCAGGCTCTACAAACAAAGCTAATATTGTAAGAGCTAGTATTAATAATCCGGTAAAGTAATAATTCATCCTGGCTATCTCCATTGTTCATTACCTGTTTAAATCCTTAATGTCATAGTCATGTTCTCTGACTTGATCTGCTAATTGTCTATATAAATTTTCTGCCATTTGCCATGTTGCTTCGGCTGATGATAGTCTTGTGTTTTGTTCTGTAATTTTATCTTCAGCAACTTTTAAATCTCTTTTAAGGTCTACTATTTCTTGTTGATTAGAATTAATAGTGTCTGTTAAATTTACAACATATCTAACGCCAGTAAATGTTCCAACTAATACAGATGCAACAACTGGTACTAATACAAAATTCTTTTTTAACAAATCTGCTAAATTCATTTCTTCTTTTCCTCAATTTCATAAAAATACTTGTCAGTATCTTCTGTTCTAAATTTATTACTATCCTCTACATCCCATTCAGAAGTTTGCACTTTCCAATCAGGAATATCATCTTTTACTGTAAATGATGAAATGTCCCATATGAGTCGATTGTTAGGTTGTGCTGCATAATTACCATTTTCTAATGCCAATATATGAGCGCACTTGTGTTCGTGCGGAATCTCTGAATGATCAGAATTTAATATATTAGCATCTGGATGTGCCCAGTCAATGGTAAATAAATATCTACCATAATACCATTTTTTATCTTTACCTATATATTTTCCGGAAGAACCGCTTAAAAAATCGTAAGTAGTAACAGCAGGGTAATAAGAGAAAGAATTCCAAAGCTCCAGTTCATCCAAACGTTGTTCGGGGACTCGTGCTCTGTCAAATCCGCATTGAATAAACGCGCTAATTGGGAGGCGATAAAAGACTGCGCCGTTTTCCATGAGTGCATGAAATAAGATAGCCCTACCTGTAATACTGCTAATACCGAAGATAACACAATCACACACTTCTCCATGATGTTTTTTAAGGTCATATAAATACTCCTTTTTTATTTGCGCGTATTGTACAGGAATATTTGCATTTAAGTAAGCCATATTTTAATCTCATTTAATTGTACCCCAATTTGGACCAGATTCATAGTCCACTTTGTTAGGTATTTTTAGATCTACTGCAGACTCCATAATTTCTTTTATCTTATCTGCATTGTTGTTAACTGATATATCAAGTTCATCATGCACTTGTATATGTGGTATGATACCCTCCTTGTACAGATCAACCATAGCTTTCTTTGTCATGTCAGCTGCTGATCCTTGTATCAATTTGTTTAGTGCCTTGTATGTAAATGCCCGTTTGATTCCTGGTCCGTGTTCCGCGAGTGCATCTTCGTGATTCAATGCTTTGTGTATCCCAAACTGATTAGGTTCCCACAAATTAAATCTACATCTACGACCTAGTAAAGTTCTAACTCTACCTTTGTTCTGTGCTCTACGCATTACACTTTCCATTAACATTTTTACAAATGGTACTTTGTCATGATAAGTTCTAAACAAATCTTCAGCATCTTCTTTTGATACGCCTAGCTCTGCTTGTAATTTATTTTTACCCATACCATAAAACAAACCAAGGTTTATAGTCTTAGCCTGTGATCTTGGTATGTTGGCCATGTCAGATACAATCTGATGAAAGTCTGCTTCGCCTTCGTTATATGAATCTAATACTTCGTCAACACCATACAATCCATCGAGAGCTGCGTAGTGTGTAACTAGACGTGGTTCTTGCTGTGAGTAGTCAAAGCAACCCCAGGTACAACCTTCTTCTGGTATAAACAAACTTCTGATCCGTGGTCCAAGTTCCTTGTTACGTGCAGGAATCTGCTGTAAGTTTGGATTGTTATAACTGAATCTACCAGTCACAGTGCCACCACTATCTGATCTAATCTGATTTATTTCTGCATGTATTCTACCTTTATGTTGATGCTTTAATATGGTATCAATGAATGTAGTATGAGATTTATTTATTTCCCTAGCACGAGCTATTTGTTTCACCAATGGGTGAGGATGGTTTTGCAGAAAGTTTTTAGTAAATGATGGAGAACCTGTTTTTGCAGTTAAGTCATATGGTAGGTTTAGTTTTTGAAAAACTTTCTCTATTGAACGTGCAGCCCATATTTGAACGTCTACTGATGTTTCTTTTTTTATTTTGTATAGGCATTCTTTTTCTTCTTCTACTAATTGTGATTTCAATTCAAACGCTGCTTGGGTATCTACTCGAACACCTAAAAAACGCATATCAACAAGGCAAGGAAAAAGTTCTGTCTCTAATTTAAATATATCTTCTACATCTTCGTGATACATTTGTTTTTTCATCTCTTGCCAAAGTTTTAGAGTTAAGTCAGCATCTTGTTCTGCATACTCACCAACATACATAGCTGGCAGTTTATACATCTCTGCTTTGTGATCTACACCCCATAAGTCTGCAGTTTCCTTTAATACAGCCTCGTTTTTGCCTACTCCGACGTAATCACGACCCAGACTACCTAAATCGTATCGAAAGCGATTCTCGTCCACGAGAGAGCCAGCAATCATGGTATCTACTATAGTTCCGTTGATTTTAAGACCTGCAGCTCTAATAAAGCATACATCGTACATGGCGTTGTGAAATATCTTAATTGCATCTGTATTTAGTACACCTTGAAACCATTTTAGGACCATGTTCTTGTCCATGTTGCCACCACCTTCGTGTGCAATAGGATAATAACCTTTCCAATCTTGGACAGCTACAGCTATACCAACTATATTACTACGACCTGTTATAGATCCAGAGCCCATAGTTTTTAGGTTCGGGTCTTTTGTTTCTAAGTCGATTGAGATTTCTTCATACTTTGATAAATCAGGAAAGTCCTGTGGTGGTAGCCACTCTGTCTGTGGTTTAAATATCGGTTTCACTATAATCCCTCTCTATAATCATTTCTATAAAATGTATTGCTTTCAACAAATCTTGTTTCTTACCTTTGTCTCTATGTCTTATAATATATTTTATAGCACAACCTTCAGGATATAGCAATTCATTCTCTACTACAAACTTACTGGGTTGAATTTTATACTTTTGGTAGTGACTCCCGCCGTGCTGCTTGTCCCATACTTTAGATGTCATATGCTTTTTTCCTTTGTGGTTCGATTATAAATAAATTGTTTTCTGTTCTTGTGCATGCAACGTAAAACAATCTGTGTGTATCATCTGGATTTTTTTGATATTCATCATAAGCTGCTCCAGATAGTTCTGTGTTAATTACTACGTTCTCTCTTTCGTTTCCTTTTACCCCATGTATTGTAGAGATACTTATCCTTGGTGTACCAGATAAATCTTCTCCTGCTTTTATTAGTTTTGATATCTTTCTGATGTCTTCGTTTCCTAATTCATCTAATGCTTCTTGCCAATCTGCTTCTGTCTGTAATCCATATTTATCTTTTAATGTATCTATGTCATAGAACTGGTCTTTGACCATAGCCTTAAATAGTTTTTTGTCCCAGTTTTTATTCATCTTGTTAAATATTTTTTTACAATCATTGAAGTGCATAGGCACACCTGTTTTTAATTCATCCCACTTCTGTATAATTTCGTATATGTTTTTAACTCTTGGTGTCGCTTTTCTTCTTTGCCAGTACAGTCCTTTTTCATCTAACACATCACCGATATCTCCTAACATATAGTTTGCTGTTGCTAACACCAACCATTTACCTTTGGTAAAATCTACATCATATAAACTCTGACAACGATTTACAGATCCTTCCGTATCTTTTGGATAATATTTTTTTTCTACTCTGTTTCTAACTCTGTTAATAATTTTATTTGCAAGAACAAAAGGTTTTTGTGGTACTCTGTGTGATTGTTCTAATATCTTTCTTGTACCTTCTAGATTTATAAATGTATTCACGTGTGCACCATTCCATTTATAAATACCCTGATCATCATCTCCTGCAATAAAAGAATCTGTTGCTGCTTGTTCTATTCGTCTTACTAACTTCCATTGTATTAAACTTAAATCTTGAGCTTCATCTACAAACATTACACGTAATTTTGGTGGTTCACCTGCAGCTAAAAATTTTTCTATCATATCGGGAAAGTCAATCAATCCATGTTCTAATTTATATCTCTCTAATTCTTCTGATATAATTTTTAATTTGTTTAATGATACCTGTTGATTATCTGTAAGATGATAATACTTTACAGGATCTATTTCTTTTGATCGTGCTATGTTTATTAATTGTATGTATGGATTTTTTGAATAGAATACACTGTCATGGTCCTCATCTTGTTGTGTGCCCTCTATTTCCAATCCCATCTTTTCACCTAATTCTTTGTAATGTTTTTCTTTCATCACTTGATCTCTAGCTAATCCAAGTTGAGTAAAACAAAATGAATGTAATGTTTGAAAGTAGGGTAAGTCATCAAAAGATAATTTAAATTTACTAGCAGCTCTTTGTTTACCTTCTTCTGCAGCGTTCTTACTAAATGTAAAATATCCAATTTTATCTGGTGGTGTTGCTTCTAAAAAAATTTCTACGTCTTCTAACAAAGTATGTGTTTTACCTGTGCCTGGTGGTCCATAAATTATAGTTCGCATTAGTAGTTATCTTTCTTAAATGGTTTTGGTTTATATGTTTCTGTTTGTTTATCAAATCTAGCTACAGCAAATACAGATAGCTTGTGTCTGCCCACACGTTTAGTTGTACAATGTAGATTGTCTTTTAACATCTGTGATGTTCTTTGATATGGCACCTTCCAATGTTTTCTAGATAAATAATTGTGAAAGAAGTTATCAAATACAAAATGGTGATAGCCTTCTTTGGTAAATGTACCACCGTTTTTAAGATCTTCAAAATCATCTTTTTGTATTCTATTTACACAATAATCTTCAAGATAATTACGTAGTATATCTTTTGTGCCTGTGCCTTCCGCAGGTTCTGTTACTTCTGCATTCTCTAACAATATGTTTGTTAGTTTCTTCCAATCATTTGTTTTCAATGTTGGTGGATTAAATCGTAATTGTTTTACACACTCCTCTTGAAACAAACTTTGGTTTGTTAAATGTTTTGCAGAGTCCAGGTACAGTCTGTCACCATCTACATTCATATAATAGTATGGTTCTTCTAATGCAACAACTTGTAGGTCTGTAAGATTAGGAAAGGTTATCTCTTGTCCTATACCAAACTTTCTAGACTTACATAATTTTTTATCACACAAACTACACATAGGTTGATCATTACATTTGTAACCCCAATCTTTTTTCTCGTGTTGTTTTGTTATAATGTTTACTTCTATATCTGACAATGGTTGTGCCATTGCTGACTCGTTAAATAATATTAGTTTTGTTTTCCAATTTTCTGGCCACTTAGATTTTGCATACACACCATAATGAAACAATGCATTGTTTCTGCCACCTTCTCCTACTTTGTTTTGTACCATTAGTTCTACACATGGTGGTCCATCAGAGTATGGTGTCTCTGGTCTTTTAACTTCTATTGTGCTTATGTCATCTTGTTTATATCTTTCTTGTAATTCAAAAAAACTGTCTAATGTAGCAGCTTCGCCATTCTCGAGAAAGGCATATCTTGTTGTATTACTACAATTAAAGTATGGTAAATTTAAAAAGTTTCCTGTATCATCTTTGGATTTTAATTCTCTTTGTTTTGGAAATACTTCTGATCCACCATAACCTAACACAGATCGTATCTCGTTAAGTTTATCTTGCATCAAACTTGCAGACACATAATCTTTTGTAAATAAAAATACGTGTGCACCACCTGACTTAGATCTACATACTATCAGTGGTAATTTAAATTGTTTAATTTTGTTTATAAGTTTTTGATGATCAAAACCTGCGTAAGAATCTATATCAATACATCCCCACTTACATTTGTTATCATCGTTAATTGGTATAACACCTAGACTATCTACTCCGTCTAAATGTTTTTGCCATAATTCATTTGTGACTGGTTCTCTTTTAACAAAGGATTTACCTTTTACCTTTGTACCATTACCATTTGATTCACCTACAATAGTGACACCATGCGCACGGTCCAATCCTTCAAATATATTTTTAAATTTCTCAATCATATATTTAAGTGGGCGTTTCCACTCTCGCTTAGACGCCCACTACCTAGGATCTAGTAATTTGAATTAGACTTTGTAGTCTCTTCTGTACCGTGTTTAGCTTGGATCTCACCCTTACCTACAGATTCAGCAAAAGCTTTTGCCATATCATAGATAGCTTTATCTGTGACTGGTCCTGCTTTTGATACATCCCAACCAAACCATGTTCCTTTGTCGTTAGACATCTGAACAGTAGATAGATTATAAATGTGGCTGTAAGTTGGCGGAGTAAACAAACCATTTTTACCCTGCATTTTAATACCCATCATCATTGAGTTCCATTTTCTACTAACTTTAAGTTGAGTAGATTTCATAGAAATCAAAGCTGTAGATGGATTATCACCAACAGTTAATACAAAGTGACTTGCAGTATTTTCAAGATAGTTACCATTTGCTAATCTATCTTTGTAGTCTTTACCTCT